AGGCTTTATTGACCGATACGGAATGCCGGTTCTAGAGGTTCCTAAAGTTGAAGCTGAGGGGGTTGATGGTCAACCTATATATACAAGTGCAATTAAATATTGGGAAGGTGAAGTAGATTCTTTAAAGGGTGATGCTGATAATTTAAACGAATTTTATAGACAGTTTCCAAGAACCACGTCACATGCTTTTAGAGATGAAAGTAAGCAATCTATATTTAATTTAAGCAAACTTTATCAACAGGTCGACTATAATGATTCTATGATAAAAGAACATCACATAACTAAAGGCAAGTTTATTTGGGAAAACGGAATTAAAGACTCTAAGGTAATTTGGGTTCCGGACAACAAGGGAAGGTTTAATATCTCATGGTTGCCTTCAGCTAATATTCAAAATCATGCACATGAAAGAAACGGCATGAAGATTCCGGCTAATGAACACTTAGGTGCATTTGGATGTGATAGTTATGATATATCCGGTGTTGTAGGAGGTGGGGGTTCTAACGGAGCTTTTCATGGTTTAACTAAGTTTAACATGGATGATGCTCCAAGTAATGAATTCTTTTTAGAGTATATTGCTCGACCACAAACGGCAGAAATATTTTTTGAAGATGTGCTTATGGCATGTGTTTTTTATGGAATGCCTATATTAGTAGAAAATAACAAGCCTAGATTGTTGTATCATTTTAAAAATAGAGGGTACAGAAAGTATTGTATGAATAGACCTGACAAACATTTTACCAAGCTATCTAAAACTGAAAAAGAATTAGGAGGTATTCCCAATACAAGTGAAGCAGTAAAACAAGCACATGCTGCCGCTATTGAATCTTACATTGAAAAATATATAGGAATTGATTTTGAGGAGGTTTTTAGAAGTAGAGATGAGATGGGAACTATGCCTTTTAATAGAACATTATTAGATTGGGCAAAGTTTGATATTAACAACAGAACTAAGTTTGATGCATCTATTAGTAGTGGCTTAGCAATAATGGCTTGTCAGAAGCACTTATATGTATCTGAAAGAAAAAATTCAAAAATAAAACTTAACTTTGCAAGGTATACTAATACCGGCATACAAAGCGAAATAATTAGATGAAAGATGTAAAGGTAAATATAAAATCTGCCGCTTTCCCAAGTCAATTTGTATCTGACGCAGAAAAAGAAACTTTAGAGTATGGCTTACAAATAGGTCAAGCTATACAATATGAGTGGTTTAAAAGAGACGGAATGGGTTGTAGATTTTACGACCAATTTCGACAATTTCACAGATTACGTTTATACGCAAGAGGTGAACAGTCAGTAGCAAAATATAAGAATGAACTAGCCGTAGATGGCGATTTAAGTTATTTAAACTTAGATTGGACACCGGTTCCTGTCATTCCTAAATTTGTGGATATAGTTGTCAACGGAATGGCTGATAGGTTATTCAAAGTAAAGGCATATGCACAAGATGCAATGTCACAGGCAAAAAGAACTAAGTATCAGGATATGGTTGAAGCCCAAATGGTTTCAAAAGATTTCTTGATGGATTTACAAAAACAATCCGGAGTAGACCCTTTTACGGTTTCACCTGAACAGCTACCTAATACTGACGAGGAGCTTTCATTGTATATGCAACTAAATTATAAGCCTTCAATTGAAATTGCTGAGGAAGAAGCTATTGATACACTTTTTGAGGAAAATCATTATATAGATTTAAGAAAAAGATTAGACTATGACTTAACCGTTTTAGGTATTGCTGTGTCTAAACACGAGTTTCTGCCCGGTTCAGGAGTGGAAGTTAAATATGTAGACCCTGCAAACATTGTATATAGTTATACAGAAGACCCACATTTTAAAGATTGTTTTTATTGGGGTGAAGTAAAAACATTACCAATAATAGAATTAATGAAAATAGACCCTGAGTTAACTACAGAAGACTTAGAGGAAATAAGCAAATACAGTCAATCATGGTATGACTATTATAATGTAGCAGCTATGTATGAGAACAGTATGTTTTCTAGAGACACGGTTACATTACTTTATTTTAATTATAAGACTACCAAAAAATTTGTATATAAGAAAAAAATATTAGAGACAGGAGGAAGTAAGGTTATTGAAAAAGATGACCAATTTAATCCACCTGTTGAGATTATGGAAGAAGGAAAGTTTGAAAAGCTAGAAAAAACTATAGACGTTTGGTATGAAGGCATAATGGTTATGGGAACAAACATTGTTTTAAAATGGGAGTTAGCTCAAAATATGGTAAGACCTAAGTCTGCCTCTCAACACGCTATGCCTAATTATGTGGCTGTAGCTCCTAGAATGTACAAAGGAGTGATAGAATCTTTAGTAAGAAGAATGATTCCATTTGCTGACTTGATACAAATAACTCATTTAAAACTACAACAAGTTATTGCAAGAGTAGTACCTGATGGTGTATATATAGATGCGGATGGATTGAATGAAGTAGACCTTGGAACCGGTAATGCATATAACCCTGAAGATGCATTAAGAATGTATTTTCAAACAGGTAGTGTTGTTGGTAGAAGTTATACTCAAGACGGAGACTTTAATCAAGCAAGAGTTCCTATTAAAGAGATTGCTTCTAGCTCAGGAGCTAGTAAGGCTCAAATGTTGATAGGTAATTATAATCACTATTTAGGAATGATTAGACAAGTTACAGGATTGAATGAAGCAAGAGATGCTTCTACTCCTGACCCAAACTCTTTAGTTGGTTTACAAAAACTAGCCGCATTAAATTCAAATGTTGCTACACGCCACATATTAGACGGAGCTTTGTATATTTATAGAACTTTAGCAGAAGCTTTAACTTATAGAGTAGCTGATATTCTAGAGTATGCAGATTTTAAAGATGACTTTGTAAATAAAATAGGGAAATATAATGTAAGTATATTAAATGATATTTCTGATTTATATATATATGACTTTGGAATATTTATTGACGTAGCACCTGACGAGGAACAAAAAGCTCAGCTTGAACAAAACATTCAAATGGCTTTATCTAAAGGAGATATTAATTTAGAAGATGCAATAGATATAAGGGAGTTGAAAAATATAAAACTTGCTAATCAATTATTAAAGTTAAAAAGAAAACAAAAGCAAGAACGAGAGGAAAGAATGGCAATGCAGAAACAAGCAATGACTTCTGCCCAACAACTCAAAGCTCAAGAGATGGCAGCTCAACTCACAATGCAAAAACAACAAGCTGAGTTGCAGGGTAAAATGCAATTAAAACAAGCAGAAATATCTTTTGAAATTGAAAAAATGAATAATGAAGCTCAATTAAAAAGTCAATTAATGGCTGAAGAATTTAAGTATAATCAGCAGTTAAGAAATGTTTCTGAACAAGCTTTATCATTTAGAGAAGGTGCAAGGGAAGAAGCAAAGAAAGACCGAATCTCTCAGCAAAATACACAACAATCTAAATTAATTAATCAAAGGAAGAATGCTCTTCCACCACAAAATTTTGAATCAAATGAAGACAGCTTGGATGGATTTGACTTAGCCGAATTTAATCCTAGATAGTAAATAATTTGAACCAAAAATATTTATTAACTTTGTATAAAAATTTAATCTAATGGACATAATAGTAAAAGACCTTGGGTCTGTTGACGAAAAGTCAGCATCTCAAAAAGAACAAGAAGTTCTAGACAAAGCTTCAGACAAAACATCTGAAGACAATACCGTGGAAAAGGTAGTTGAATCTACCCCACCGGAACAAGAGAGTGTAGAGGCTACGGCTGAAGCACCCAAAGAAGAAACAACTCAGCCCTCAGAGTTAAAAGAGGAAGACGTTCTTTCATTTATTAAGAGCCGATACAACAAAGATGTTGCATCCGTTGAAGACTTGTTTGCAACTAAAGAAGCAAATCAAGAAATCCCGGAAGATGTTGCAGCATATTTGGAGTACAAAAAAGAAACAGGACGTAGTTTTTCTGACTATTCTAAATTGAATAGAGACTTTAAAGCTATGGACGAAAAGCAGCTTCTTAGAGAATATTACTCTACTACTGAAGACTCTTTAGATTCAGATGACATTCAATATATGTTGGATGATTTATCTTATGATGAAGAAGTGGATGAAGAGAATGTAATAAAGAAAAAGAAGTTAGCTTTTAAAAAAGAGATTGGAAAAGCTAGAAAGTTTTTTGACAAGCAAAAAGAAATGTACAAAGAGCCCCTTGAGTCAAGTAAGGCATCTTTTTCTAAAGAGCAAGAAGAAAAGCTAGAAGCATATAACCAATACGTAAACGATGCTCAGACCTATGAAGAGGAAGCAAAAAGGAAACGAGATTGGTTTTTAAATAAAACCGAAGAAGTTTTTCATCCGGAGTTCAAAGGTTTTGACTTCAAGGTTGGTGAAGATAAAGTTATTACTTTTTTACCTTCTAAGAATGTGTCTGAGATTAAGAGGCTTAATTCTGATTCGATGAATTTTATTAAGAAATATCTTGATGATGAAAGCGGATTAATCAATGATGCGGTAGGATACCATAGAGCTGCATCAATTGCACAAAATCCTGAAAGGTTTGCTAAGTTCTTTTATGAACAAGGACAAGCTGATGCTACGACAGATGTGACAAAAAAAATAAAGAATGTCAATATGTCTATGAGGAATACACCTCAAGTAACAAAGAAGGATGGTATGACAATACGAGCAATCAACCCAAGTGAGGGAAGAGGGCTCAAAATTAGAAGTAATAAAAATAAATAAGTTTAAAAATTAAAAATTAGAAATTATGGCAGGAACATTAGCAGGTGCTCCTAGTTTTTCTTTGCAGCCTTCTGCACAGAAAGTACCACTAGAGAGTAACTATATTACTAATTTCGACTTCTTGAATCAGTATCTACC